TCCAACGAGTTCAGAAAGGTAATTTAGTTTGGCCGAAGAATAAAGAGGGAAAAGAAATCTTTGGGGCAATGCCAGAATTTGTTTTGGATGATGGTACTATAGATGAAGAAAATCATAATAACGAATTATTTCCTTATGAGATAGTAGAGCAACCTCTTGTTGGAATTAAGAATGCGCATTTATCAGCAGTCGATCCATATCATATCGATGATGATTTGGAAGAAATGAAAAAGAAGATGTCAGACCAAAAGGATAGGTCGCTTGGCTCTATGTGTGTATATCGTAGATTTATTGGACAGAATACTATTGGAGAATTACCTGTTGCATTTTATACTGATAGGCCCTACTCTAAGGAAAAGTTTTATGAGAATTGTTTGAAGTTGGCTATTTACTATGACTCTCAAATACTTGTTGAATACAATGATGATGGTTTCCTTAAATATTTTCAACAACATAAAATGACAAGGTACTTAAAAGAAAGACCTCGTTCTGCTGATAGTCCTTGGTCACAAGCTACAAATAGATATGGTATTCATATGAAGTCTTTTCAAAAGAAATTATTAACAGAGCTTGTTGATGAGTATGTTAAAAAGCATTGGGAAGATATCTACTTTTTGAAACTTCTAAATGAATTATCAGTATATGGTGTAAAGAATACGGATAGGGTAATGGCTTTCGGTATGGCGTTGATTCACGATATGGATGCTACAAAAAGAATTTACGATAAAGCTGAAGATGAAAAAGATGAAAGAATGGAGGGTTTGCCTGAGTTTAAAAGGAATAGTAACGGTGGAATAATAACGATAGAGTCAACAAATGAAAATATTTTTGATAATAAGAAAAGAAAGCCTACTTTTGATTACAATATAGATACTGAATAGATACTTAAAATACGTATGGATTTTCCTCAACAGAATATTCCTGATAAAGACAAAAATGAAGAATGGCACAGAGATAATATTCTTGCCATCATGTCTTATCATAGAGATTACAGGAGCTTTATTGATTCCAGAAAAAAAGACCATGAGAATTATTTAATTGCTGCAGGTGAATTTGATCACAAGCAATTTGAATATGTTACAGATATGTACGGTCTTACTTCTCCAGCTCGATTAGTTAATTATCCAATCATAATGCCTAAGTTAGATTTATTGGCTGGAGAGTTAATTAGTCAACCTTTACAGTTTACTGTTAACGTGGTTAATAGAAATGCAGTAAGGAAGAAGAATGAAGAAAAAATAACTTTAGCTGCTGAGGTAGTATTAAGGCCGATACGTAGGGAGATTGAAGGGGTGTTAGGAATGGCTATTCCAGATGAAAATGTAGGACAAGAGGTTCCTGAAGATGTAGCAAGATATCAGAAAATGAAATTCCGTAATGCCATTGAAGAAATGGTGCACGTAGGATTAGTTTTTTGTATTCAACGTTGGGATATGAAGCAAACCTTTAAAAGAGGTTTCTATGATTTGGCAATTACTGGAAAAGAATTTTATCGAATATATATTAAAGCAGGGGATCCTTATGCTGAAAGGATTGACCCTCGTTCTATGATTTATGATTTAGATGTAGATAAAGAAAGTTTACAAGATTCTAAATATGCTGGTACCGAGAATTGGTACACTGTTAATGAGATACTTGATAGGCATGGTGTAAATTTATCTAAAGAACAAGTTGAGAAATTAGAGGAATTACAAAACTCTGGATATGGTGGAGATTCAAGTGATATACTTTCGTTAGATGCTTATTCTAATGTAGGTGCTGAAAATTTAAAAATACGTGTTTTAGATTTCCAATGGAGAAGTCTTAGAACACTTAAACATAAGGTTTCTCCAAATGAGTTTAACGAAGAAACTCCTTACCTTAAAAAAGTAAAAGATACTTATAAGGCTAAGCCTGGAGAAAAAATTATATCAAAACCAATTACTGAGATTCGTCAAGGAATATTGATTGGACATGATATGATGCTTAATTGGGGAAAGAAACCTAATCAAATTAGATACGAAGAAAACTACGCTAATACATGTATGGATTTCTTTGGAGCAATTAAGGGAAATCTTAATGGACAAACCTTATCGGTTGTTGATTCATTAAAGAATGTTCAAATACTATTGAATATCGTAATGTATCAAATTGAATTAGCTATGGCGCGTTCAGGTGGTAAATCAATCGTTTACGATGTATCACAAAAGCCTAAGAATATTTCTCTTAAAGATGTATTCTATCACGCAAAAAATAGTGGGCTTATTCTTATTAATAATAAAGCTGAGGGAATGCAAACCAATGGCTTTAATCAATTCCAACAAGTAGATTTTACTTTATCACAATCAGTAGCTCAAATGATTAATCTAAAGGCTATGCTTGAAGATACTGCTGACAGATTAACCGGCATAAGTGCTTCGCGTGCTGGTGTACAAAAGAGTGGAGATTTAGTTGGTGTTACTGAAAGAAATGTAATGCAGTCAACTTTAATTACTGCTCCTTTATTTGATATTCATTATCGTTTGGTTGGAGATGTACTACAAGGTCTTGCTGGTTTAATGAAAACTGCTTGGGGTAAAGAGGGCCGAATGGCTAATGTGTTTGGTGATATGGGAATGCAAACCTTTAAGATTGACAAATCAATTGCTCTTGATGAATATGGTATATTTATTGAGAACAGTGGTAAAGAGGTTCAGCGTAAACAAGAGATGATGGGATTGTTGGAAAGATTTTCATCTTCTGGAAATGTAGATCCTCTTGCAATTATCAAGGCTGTTAATGCTGAGGGCTCAAGTGAAGTTGAATCTATTTTAACTGAAGGACTTGAGGCTGTTAGAGAACAACAAGCCAGTATGGAGGAAAGAACTGTTGCTGCTCAAGAAGAAGCTAATAGAATTAATGATGAAAAAATTAATATGCCTCTTGAAGTTCAGAAACTTAAATCACAAACTGATATTCAATTAAAACAAATGGAGCTTGATTTTAAAGTTAATTCTGAAGGTGCTAATTTAGAGCATAAAGAAAATATGCATGAAGAAAGTAGAAACGCTAAGTTGGATGAAATGATGTTGGCTGAATCAGGCGAAGAAGAAGAAACTGTAAGTTAAGAAAAAATTATATATTTGTATAAACTAAAGAAAAAGAAATGGCAGAAGATAATGAAGTAATTATAGATGAGAACGTAAATACGGCTCCTATAGTAGAAACTGAAGAAGTAATTAAAGATGTAGTTGAAGATGTAGTAAAGAATGATGATTTTGATGTGAGTGCTTTTGCTGATGCTCCAATTGTTAGAGAAGAAGTTAAAGCTGAAGAAGATGGAGAAGGAGAAGGAGAGGAAGAAAATGGAGATGTAGTAAATTGGGCCTCTTATGAAGAAGATGGCGATGATGGTGGAAAAGGTGGAGAAGGTGAACAAGCTGAATTAGAAAATGCAAAACCTACTGCAGCATCTACTGAAAGTTTTAAAGCCGTAGCTGATGAGTTAGGGTTAAAGTTTGAAACGATTGAAGAATTAAAAGAGCACCTTATAAAAGTTGAGGATGAGAATAATAAATTAAGAACAAGCTCAGGTAGTTCTGCTACCAATGATGCTATTACCAAATTAACTAACTTAAAGAATAAGGATAGTGAAGAATTGGTTAGACTTAGTTTAGAGAAGCAGGGATTTACGGGTGAAGAATTAGAAGATGCCGTTGATAAGTATATCGATAATGGCATGATTGACATAGAAGCAAAAAAAATTCGTAATACTATTGACAACGCTATAGTAAACGAACAAAATAAATTAACACAATCTACTGTAGATGCTGATGCAATGCAACAGAAAGAACATGAAGAGAGTGTTAAAAAACTTGGAGAGCACCTTAGTCAAACCAAAACAATGTTTGGTTTAGCTATGGCTAAAGATGAAGAATCATTAGGAAAAGTTCAACAAGGACATTTGAAATACATAACAAGTGGTAAATTCATGGAAGATGTTTTCAAAGATGATGCAAGTTTGTCTGAAGCTGCGTGGTTTGTTAAAAATAAAGACATAATCATAAGGGCGATTTCAAACGAAAATTTACAAAAGGGAAAACAGGCTATCTTAGATGATATAAGTGAGCCAGAAGTTATTAATACACAAAGGTTTAAAGACCCGAGTGGTACAAATGAATTTGATCCAAAGAAATTTACTTTTGGTCAAGTCAAAGAAAAAAAATAATTAATAACTAATAATTTAAAACCTTAGAAAGAATGAAATTTCATAGTGGAACATACGGGAAAGAAACCCAAGAGTCAAATGCGTTAGTAACGAATTTGCTAAAATACCCGGAGATTGCTAAAACATTAATTAGACAATATCCTCAATACTCGCTTAACTACTTCCTTGATGGAACAAGTAGATTTGCGAAAGAAGAATTAATCGGTGAGAATGCTTTTAGATGGCCAATCTTAGGTCGTTTAAATCGTCCATCTACTTGTACTGGTGTACTTGTTGGAACAGGTGTAGGTAACTCTACATTTACTGTTGAATTTGAAGAAAACTTTTTCAACCCTAATGATGTTGTTAGATTTGCTGACGAGTCACAAGCGATTGTGATGGGTGAGCCTGTACCTTCTGTTGGTGGTTATACTTTCTCTTTCATACTTCAAACTAATGAGCCTTTAGCTGTAATTACTGCTGCTGCTATTACTGCTGGTTTAACAGCTAATACTGTTGGTTCTGCTTTCCCTGAAGGATCTGATAGAGGTTATGAAAATCATGTTTATCCAGATTGGTATATCAACCACATTGGTATTGCAAGAAAATCTAAATCAATCACTGGTTCTGCCTTGACTGATGTTACTTGGATTGAAAACAATGGTCAACGTGTTTGGTTCTTTACTGATGAGAAGTTGATGAGAGAAGAGTTCCTTTACCAAAAAGAACTTGATTCTTGGTATTCAACTTCTACAATGGATGCTAATGGTAACTCTACAGTTATTGGAGTTGATGGTAAGCCTATTGTAAAAGGTGATGGTGTTCTTCGTCAAATTGATGCTGCTAACGTTGATACTTATAACGGTCAATTGACTGAAAAAAGGTTAACTGATTTCTTAGCTCAATTACAGTTGAATACAGGAAACCAAAATGCACATTGGATGGTATTTACTGGTACTGCTGGTAAGGTTGCTTTCCATGAAGCGATGAAAGAATTAGTTTACCCTGCTGGTAACTTAATATATGATGCTGCAGTTGGAGCTGATACTGAAATCGGTGTGAACTTTACTTCATACAATGCATTAGGTTCAAGATTAACTCTTGTACACAATTCATTATTCGATGATCCAAACTTACATGGAAACAACATTGACCCTGTTAGTGGTTTCCCTAAAGAGTCTTTCAGAATGGTATTCTTAGATATGGGAACAACTGATGGTGTTTCTAATATCGAAAGAAAAGTGAAAGGTGCTGCTGGTATCGATAGAGGTATGATTATCAAGTACATCTCTGGTATGGTGAATCCTTTTAACCAAGGACAAATGGAAGCTGCAAACTCAAGAGATGCGTTTACTTGTGAGATACTTTGTGAATCAGGTATCATTGTAAGAAACCCACTTTCTTGTGGACAGTTAGTATTTGCTTAATTATTAATAATACTTATATTTTAGATTATGGAAAAAGTTATAGAGCCTGTAAACAAGGCAAGGATTAAAGAATTATGCGGTGATGCTCCCTCTACGGGGAATGTAGAAATCCGTTTAAAAGACCCTAAAAGGACAGGTACTATTACAGTTCGAGGTTATACAGATGCAAAAGGAAGATACAGACCTTTCGTTGACCAATATGGAAATGAAAGAGTTAAGAAATTTTCCCGAACAGTATATTTGAATATGGAGGAAACGGATGATAGACTTACCTTAGAACAGGTAAGGCTTCATCCCCTTTATATCAACGGTCCAAGACCAGTACTTGTAATTGTTAATCACGAATCTGATGCAGATGCTTATGTAGCATTAAAAGATAACGAAGCGAAAGCAATGACTGTTATTCAGGCTCTTGAGGGTGATGAATTAAAGAATTTTGCAAGAGTGCTTCTAATTAAGGTTAAGCCAGGTAGTTCTGACAAAGTTATAAAGCGAAGTATTTATGATGTTGCCGAAACTAATCCGGGATTAGTTCTTAATGAATGGAATGATGAGCAACGTGAACTTAAAGTGATTATACGAAAAGGAATAGAGTCAGGTATGTTTGAAGTTAAACATGGTAGATATACTTACCAAGGGCAACTGATGGGTGCTACTTTTGAACAAGCAGTAGATTGGCTTCAAGATAACGATGATTTAGTTCCATCAATGCGTAAAAATTTAAAATAAAATGACTATAATCGAAATGCAAGATGCTTGTGATTTGCTTTTAGATAAAGCTAACTCTCCTTGGTACAGTAGTTCTGAGAAGGATAAGTTTTTAAATAGAGCTCATCATGAATTTGCAGAAACTCGATATAGGAATTTTGAAAAAGACGAGCGTACTCGTAAGGAATTATTACCTTTAGTTAGGAAATCTACTGGTGTTAATACTGCAACTGTCAATTATTCTGTTATTCCAAATTTTATGTTTACATTAAGTTTGAGTGGTGTATTTGATAAGCCTTGTGGTAATGGAACTTCGGTAGAAAAAATATCTCCAGTTCAGCTTGACGATGAAGCTGAAATGCAAAAGGATCCATTTAATAAAGCTGCTAATGATAATCCTCAATACACTGAGGAAAATGATGGCACTAATGATGTGGCTATAATCCTATCTGATACGCTTCCTGCTTCTTACGTATTGAAATATCTTGAAATACCTCGTACTGTATTTCGTGATGTTAATAATCCAATTAACAATATTGATTCAATTATGCCTATATTTACGCATGATGAAATTGTTAATATAGCAGTACGAATGATGATGGCTAATACTGAGCAAATTCAGAATTACCAACTTCAGCAAAATGAAATTGCTAACGAAAATTAAAAAATAATACTGATGGAAAAAGTTACTTATACTAAAAAACAATTAATGGCCTTTACTGTAAAAGAATTGGCTACGATTGGATTAAGTTCTGGAATTGACTTTAAAGGGTTAAAGAAAGAAGAAATTGTTAAAAAAATGATGAATGTTCAAAAAGCTGAGAAAGTAGCGACACAGGCTCAACCAGAAATTAAAAAAGAACCATCAAACGAAACAGTTACTCCTAAACCAATTGAAGAAGTTAAGGAAGAAGTAGTCATTGTACCCGTAGAAGCTGTAGTGGCTGAGGAAGAAAATGAAGCTCCTGTTGAACAAGTAAAAGTGAAAAGGAAAAGTGAAGAAGTGAATGAGGCGGTTAGTTCTGAAAAGCCTGTATTTCATAGACCAATAAGAAGGAGAAATCCTATGAACTTTAGATAAAAATTAATTATTCATTTAAAATAACATATCATGATTGGAGGAAGAAATTTTTTCGCAATGGTAAACGAAGTAGCTAATTTACCTGCTGCTTCCGGAACGCCATCAAAGATTAATGTAACGGCTAAATTTAACCCGTTTCGTTCTGAATTGAAAAGTGTAATCAGTATCCCACAAGCTGTTGGTGCTGCTGGTTTTTTAACTGTTACTTTTGTTGGTCCTTACGCTGTAGGTGACCAAATAAGATTAACAATTATTTCTAACTTGACTTCACGTCAATTGTTTAGAAAATCTTATACTCATACTGTACA